TCCGATCGGTCAGGAGCGGCTGAAGCCGCAGAAAAATTACGGGGGGATAGGGTCGCCGTCAGCGTCGAAGCGGATCAGCGGCGCGAGCGACGGCGCAACGCCGTGCCCGGGATACTTGTCGTGGCACTCTTTGCAGACCCACCGTAGATTCGCGTGGTTAAGCGCGATGTCCGGATCGTTGACGGTCTCGGCCGTCAGCATGACCGGCCAGTGATGCGCGATGTAGCCGAGCCTCTCGCCGCAGTCCATACACATCCCGCCGTCGATCGCTCGGCGCTTGGCGATGAACGCCGCACGGCAGCGCAGCCATGCCTTGCCGGAGTAGAACCCTCTTGCCCAGGATTGACTCATACGCGGACACCCGACCCTTTCTTTCCCGTGCGCCGGCTATCGCCTCGGCGCTGTCCGGGAAACGAAAAAGAGCCGGGGCCAGCAACAAACACACTCATGTGTCTATCACTGGCCCCGGCTCTCAAAGCACTGGCCCCGACTGATGTCGATCCGATGTTCGGTTTTACAGAAACGGCAGAAGACGACCAGATTAGTCGCCGTCGTGTCCGGCTCGATCTTAAGCAGCTTTTTGTTGCCGCGGCAGGTCGGGCACTGGAGGAACCCGTCTTTCACTGTTAGTTTATCAGAAAAGCTTTGAGATTGCAATACTTTTCAGCACTCCTTTCCTTTTAATAACATAGGTTTCAAGCCAGAAAAAATTTATAAAAAAGATTTTCCGGTGCCCGAATCGGGCACAATCTACGACCGGCGTCTGCGGTGCCGCCGAACCTTAAGCGCGTTGTTATAAGCGTATTTGATGTACTGCCATTCGCCGCGGCTGCGGACGTCCTCGAACACTGTCGTGTCCTTCGGCACGCGCAGCGGCGTGAACTCCCGCACGGAGAAGCTCTCGACTTCCGGCTTCTTAGCGTTGCGGGTGTAGCTCCAAGAGCGCTGCCCTATCTTGTCCCGTTCCTCCTTGGCCATGTACCGGGCCAAGGTCTCATAGTTCTTTTTCTTATCGACGCGCAGCGCGTTGAACTCACACTCGCCCTGCCCCCATAGCCGAAGTATTTCCTCGTAGTCGTTACCGGTCGCGTTACAGGCTATGTGAATATGCCAGCGCCCCTCGCCGTGCAGATGCTCAATCGACCAGAACATGACGAGATTCTGTCCGCGTTCCTCACGCGCTGCCCGGAGCTTATCAAGAAACCACTTGAATTTATTCCGAACCTGCTCGCGGGTCTCCGGGAGGTGATAGTCGTCGAAGGTCAGGCACCCGACGACGTCGCCCTTGACGAGGTTCGCCGCGAGCAGCAGCTCAAGTTTCTGCCACGAATAGATAGCGTTCATCCGGCGCTGCGCTTCCGAGCTTGTCCCGGTGCGCCGCCGGCCGTTTGAGCTGCTGCCGCCTGAGCGATACGGATATATGATCTCCTTGACCAGCGGCCCGGCCGATATGATCTTTTTGCGGTAAGCCATGTACATACTCCTGACGTCCTTTGCCCCATGGCCATAGACCGCAATGTTTAATTAAGATTTTTACAATGACACTTTAAGTGCTTTTGCGACGCGCCGTTTGTTGAGCAGAGCTGCGGCGCAGATCACGCCAAAAGCCTCGACTGCTTGATCAAAGGTCGAGCAGAGAACTTGAAATACCTCATCAGCGAACAGCTGCACAGCCCATGCAGACTCGTAAGACCTCCGCATTTTGACTACAGCAGACGCAGTGCGGATAGCCGCATTTCGAGGGACACCCCTTGCCATCAGCAATTTGATGAATCTCTTCCGTGTCATTTTTTCGTCCATTCGTCGTCCGGGGCGAACATGGAGCAGTACGCTATCGGTGCGGCATACGGATGCTCTATGAGCCGGCAAGCGGGACGGCTGCCAATTACCGAAAACGGCGGCTTGGTGTCGTACTCGTTTTTAACATAGTAGGCCATGCAGTTGTCTGCACTGCAAAGGCCAAAGGCCTGACCATTAGTCTGGCCGAAGTCGCGGCGGGTGGTTACGCGCTTAAATGGACAAAGCATTGTTAACGGCCTCCTTATCACAATTTGTGCTGCTTACCGTCTCGCGTGACGATCTTGATATCATACCGCACCTCGCGAGGCGAGTAATACTTACCGCAGGCCGCCTTGAGCGCGGCCTCCTGCCGGGCGAGCAATCCGCTTTTACTCAAAGGTATTCCTCCTTGGGCGATTCGAGATATCTCGGAGCAGTTTAGCCTGTGCGTCGGCAAACCTCATGCGGGCGACTTCTATAGCAAGGAGCTGGATCCTTACAGCATCAGCCGAAACCGAAGCGTCCGGCAGCACCGAGGAACCGCAGTATTCGCATCGAGCTGAGCTCGACAACGGCAGCGGTGCGCCGCAGTTAGGACAGTTTGCCATCTTTCTTCTCCGAGTTAAGGACGTCGAATGTCAATGATAACGTCTTTTCCCCAGCGTTGACCTCAAGGCCGGAAATGTAGGCCTTGCACTCCATGATGCACGGGGCGTAAGGAGCGATGAGGGGATAACGGATTAAGATCGGCGCGTCCGGAGTCAAGCCGGTCAGGTCTATCTTGTGAGGATCGTTAAGCACTCTGCTTACTGCCGGTAGAGCGCGCACGGCTCGTGAGCACTTGAGTACAACGAGTTGATCGGTGCCGTCGGGGGCGGTTTCAAAAAAGACGTCGGATATTACGCGAAGCGCCTCTTTCTTGGTGATGTATTCATCCATTGATTTTTCCTCCGTTTATTATCGTGAATTTCTTCCGTGCGGCCTCTGCCCGCCGCTCGACTGCCCGCCGTGATTCCCGGTACCGTTCGCACTCGCAGCGGGTCTGGATGCGATACCGGGAATCGGCACCGTGCCACCAGCGGCACTCGTCGCACGTAAAGCAGATATCATCTATTGCGTCGAACTCGTCAGGATCGCGGGAGTAGGACAGTTCGCAGGAGAAAATGCAGGTGCGGCATAGACAGTTATCACAGCTCATCGAGCGGCCAAACCTTCACGATCTTACACAGCCCGTCCAAGCAGCAGACAGGCGCGTCGCTGGTTCTCAGGACAATTTCAATAGAGTCCAGAACGACGGAACCGCCGTCCGCTATAGATATCGAGTATCTCTTAATCATGTCAATCCTCTTCACATACTCAGCCATTGTCTTTCTCCTCAATCGGCGCACCTTGCTCAACCCATTTGTCGAGTATTATCGATAGTGACAAAAGCTCATACTTAAGGAGCTCCTCATATCCTCGCACAACGCTCTCAGGAACCTTGAGCCGATGCTGTCTGTACAGCATTCCCTCGAATTTAATGTCACCTTTGGCCTTAATTACCCGCTGAGCCCCTTTAAGGCACTCGTCAAGGAGTGGATGATACCCCATCTTCCACCCTCCTTTTACACTTCCGGCGGTATCGGCCACCAGCCGACGACCCTATATGCATTCCCAGCGGAACCGTAGCCGCACCAGCTGCCATTTTCATAAACGGATATATCTGTATATCCTGCTTCCTCGTCCGGACTTTCAGCCCAGACAACGTACTCGCCATCCTCCGGCGGCTCCCCGGTCTGCCACTTCGGCTCCGCCGTGCCGGTGCCCGATTCGGGCACATCGCGGCCGAAGAGATAATCCAGCGAGCAGCCGAGCAGATCGGCCAGCTTGACGAGAACTTTGATATCACGGAGGCTCACGACGTAGCCGAACGGTGGGCGGCAGCTGACCTCAAGCTTGCCAGCGCCGTTAAGCAGCGCGGTCGCGTCCTTGGGCGGCAACGGGGAGTAAATGTCGGCCTCGGAGCAGACCTCAGTATAATCAACGCCTGCCCGTTTGCAGGCCTCGCCCATCCGGTTCCAGAGGAGCCTCAGCGCGTCGACCTTTGGCATGTCGCGTTCGGCCTGTGCCGCAGTTTCCGCGGCTTTGGCCTCTTTTATCTCGGCTTTTCTCTGCGCCTTGACTGCCGCCATGCGTGAGCAGCATTTTGAGCAGGTCGCAAGCTCATCGCAGTCGTAGCAGCAGCCGGAGCCGCAGTGAGTATCTCCTCGCCATCCGCGAGTGTCATAGAGTTTATCCATCAGGTTTGGAACATTGATACAGATTCCGCCCTGCTCGCAGCGGCAGGCCATTTTGCTGAAACGCGCGATGTCCTTGCCCTGATCTTCGACTTTGGCCGCGTAAAGATACTGGATGTTTTGCCGCCCATCCCGCGTCGCGCGGTCAACAATGTCACGCTGGACGCCGACCGGAAGCTTAGCGAGCGTATAGGCCGTGTCCTCTGGCAGCTTGCCCTTTTCATAGTACCCGGCGTAAATGTCCGGCGCGAGCTTGTCGCGGATCACCTTCAGGCGGGACAGTTTCGACTTGCTCACCTTGCAGGCCTCGGCGACGTGGTCGCGCATCCTGCCGGGGAACTCAACGCCCTCCTCCTTGAGCTGGTAGAGCAGCGCCTCGACGCGCTCGGCCTGCTTCGAGATATCAGCGGAGGACATCCGGCGGGTGTCGGAGTTGGCATAGATCAGGCGCAGCTCGCGCAGCGCCTCGCTGCCGCCCTCGGCCTCGACGATGCAGGGCACCGTCTCAAAGGCCTTGTTGCCGTCCTCGACAATCTTGCGCATCGCCGCCGTGCGGCGGTGGCCGCTGACGATGATGTACTCGCCGCTGTGCTCCGCATCGCGGCGGACGCGGACGGGCTGCTGGAGCCCCGCAAACTCGATGTTTTCGGCAAGCTCCTCGATGCCGTCGAGGGAGTAGAAGTTATTCGGGTCGTCGTGCAGCTTGTCGAGCCCTATGTACTCGATGCGCTCACGGCCGTCATTTGTGCCCGAATCGGGCACATTCTTGAGCACCGATGCTAAATCGAATCCCATGACCGCACCTCCTCACATCAGCGCCGCGACGACGCGGCGGTAATCGACGCCCGCCGCACTCTTCGGCGAGCTGATAACAAGCGGCTCCTGTGCAAAGGTCATGTCGTCGACCTTGTTCGTGCGCCGAACATGCGGCAGCACCGGGAGCCCGAACTCGCGCAGCATCTTCTCGGCCTCAATGATGTTGTCTGACTTGTACCACATCGTCGGCAGTATGCCGGCAACGGTGAGGCTGTCGTTGATCTTGCGCATGTTGCTGACCTGCTGCATGATGTTCGCCATCCCGCGCAGGCTGAACGCATCGAGTTTGATCGGGATGATGACCTCGTCCGCCGCCACCAGCGCCGCGGCAGAAGCCGCATTGAACGCCGGCGGGCAGTCGATGATCATCCGGTCGTACCTGTCGCCCAGCTCCGCGGTCAGCTCACGCAGGCACACGGCGGAGGCGCTGCCGGTCTCGATCTTCGTCAGGTCGAGGTCCATCAGGCTGTCGTCTCCCGGAAGGAGGTCGACGCCGTCAAAACGGCTGTGCTCGATGCACGGCGCGAGGCCGCGCAGCATATCGGCGAGGGTGCCGGGGTGCACCGCGTCGCGCTGGAAAAACTCGGTGCAGTTGCATTGGCTGTCCGCGTCCACTAACAGGACGCGCTGCTTGTAGTCCTTGGCCAGTATCGCGGCCATGTTCAGGGCTGTCGTCGTCTTTGCGACGCCGCCCTTGAGGTTGATTATCGCGGTTGTTCTCATCGTTGTGGTCCTCCAGACTCTGATTTTGCTTAAAATTTGAATGACTCGTAAAGTGTCGCGCCGCCCGCCTGGTACCGTGCTCTGTACCACCGGTGCGCCCAGTTGATCTCGACGATCTCGCCCTCGACGTCACCCTTGACGCCGTAGGAGCTGAGGGAACTTACGTCGCTGAACTGTGTCCATGCTGAGGGGATAAACCGAATCTTGTCTCCGATCTTCGTCGTGCCTCACCTCCTAAAACGGGAGCTCGTCGCCGTTGTCCGGCAGCTCTTCAAACGTGATCTGTCCGGCTCGTTTTTTGAGTGCTGCGGCCTTGAGCGCCTTTTGCTGGGCTTCCCAGTACTTCCTCGACGTTGCGTCAGACACGGGGTCAAACCGCATGTGCGCGGGGTCGAAGCTGAGGTATAGCTGACCGCAGGGGCCGTCCTTATTCTTGTCGATCACGACGATACGATCGCTGGCGCGGTCGCCGGGCTTGACCAGCCCCATGAGCAGAATTATGTCGGCGTCCTGTTTGAGCTGCCGGGACTCTCGCAGCATCTCGACATTCGGGATGATCGGCGCGTTGCGTAACTTCGCTTGGTTGTCCGGCGGGGTCAGCTGCGACAAAGCGACAACCGTTACACCGAGGGACTGCGCCAGTGTACGGAGCTGTATGGAGATGTTCGTGACTATCTCCGGGCGGGAACCGCCCTCAGCGTTGGCGATTTGCAGATAGTCCAGCATGACGATGTCGTATCGGTTCGCGACGGCTACGGCGCGGATATCGTCGATAGTCGCGCCGGACGCTTCGGCAACGTCGCAGACAAGCCTTGAGGTTTTCTCGCCGTAGTCCATGATGCGGGAGTAGTCGTCCTTGCTCAGCCGCTTGTTTTTCATCGCCTGGAAGTTCACACCGGTGTTCTGCGCCACGCTGCGCATCAGGAGCTTGCGCTCTGTGGTTTCAAGGCTGAAGATGCAGACGCGCTTGCCGCTCTTTGCGGCGTTGAGTGCCAACTGAAGCATTATCGCCGTCTTGCCGACGGAGCTGTCAGCGCCGATGATCATGTAATCCCCGGCGGCGACCTGCACCGTGTCGTTGATAGTGGGGATGCCCCAGTCTATGTACTGCGGCGGGGTCGGGTCGCCCAGATAATCAAGCAGGCGGCCGAGGCTGTCCGAGTAGGACGCGACGCGGATGCGGGGCTTGATAACGACCCGGTCGACCTGCGCCAGAGCCTTGCGCGCACAGTCGAGGTCGGGGGAGGTAACTATCTGCATCGCGACGGCCTGAAGCTGCCGGAGCTTTCCGGAGTCCTCGACTATGTCGGCGTATGCTTCCCAGTTCGCAGCGGTCGGCGTCATGCGCATCAGATCGGCGAGGAACTGTGTCGCGCCGTCTCCGAGGCGGCTGGCCAATACTGCCGGGTCTACGGGCTCATTGCCGAAGAACATCACCCGGAGCTGCTTGAACGCTTCCCGGCACCACTTGTCGCCGAAGTCGTCGGCCTTGACGCGCTGGAACACCGCGCCGCAAATCTCCGGGGAGATAAGCATTGAACCGAGCAGCGACTGCTGTGAGTACAGCGTCTTGTCGTTCTTCACGTCCATAACGGCAAGACCTCCACGTCGTCAGTCTCGAACATCGCCGCAGGCTCCGCCTCGTCGATCTCCTCGGCGTCGAGCCAGAGCCGCCCGTTGAGGTAGGAGCTGAGGTGCGGCACCCCTATGCCGCGGCTCCATTCGTCCGTCCGGAGCTGCCGCAAGAGCGCCTTGGCGATGGTGTCGATCAGCTCGTCCGATGGTTTGAGCTTGTCCCATGCCCTCATAGCCCGCTGCTTGCTGCCGCGCTTGGAGTGCGGGTAGAAGCTCCAGAGCTTGGTGAAGCGCTCCGGCTTATGCTTCGGTTCAGAAACACACACATCATCCCTCTGGGGGGATATAGGGGGGTTATTGTTAATATATATATTATTCTCTTCCCCATTTTTGGGGATAGGGTATCCGTTATTTTGGGGATACCTATCCCCATTTTTAGGGATAGGGTCAGGCACTACGACACTCACGCGGTCGACGTAGATTTTTCGGTCTGAAACCGCGCCTTTTTCGTCGCGAACGACCTCGATCTGTATGTAGCCTTTTTTCTCAAGCGTCCCGATCAGATCACTGACGGTCTTCTTGGACAGCCCGAAAAGCTCGCTCAGGTACTTGTTTGTCGCCCAGCAAAAACCGGTGCTGTCCGCAAGCGCCGTGATCTCTGCATAAATGAGCTTCGCATTGGGGCGCAGCTCTTCGTCATACCGTACCCTTGCGGGAAGGACTGCCCAGTATCCGGGCTTTCGGCATAATGCGCCTGTAGCCATAGTCTCTCCTCCTCTTTTTCGAGTGCTCTCGATATGCGGCACCGTTCCCGATGCCGCAGGTTCCAAAGCGCTCACAGATCAATACCGTAGTGCTCCGCAAGCTGGCGGATGATCCGGCCGCCAAATGCGTCCTTAGTCAGGTCGATGAACTCCTCCGGAGTCATGGCGTCGTTCATGCTGAGCTCATGATCCTGCGCGAAGGCGTCGCGCCCCTGCGTGCAGCTGCCCGTGAGGCGATGATGCCAGTCATAGAAGTCCGCGACGGTGTAAGCCTCGCCCGGTGTAAACTGCTCCCGGAACGCTTCAAGCTTCTCCTCGACGGGCATATCGTCAAAAAGCTTTTCCTCCAGCGCTGCCTGAGCTGCGTGGAGATCCTCACCGTGCGCGAACTTTCCGCCGCCCTTGACGACAAATGTCTTGCGCTTCGACAGGTCGGTCATCACGATAAACCCCATCGCGACAGAGCCGCGGAGCCCGGTGATGATCGTCGGCACACCGTCGATCATATAGACAGGTTCTCCACAGAGACTCTTTAAGCCGTAGCCGGAGCCGTCGCCGGAGCCGTCGCCGTAGCCGGAGCCGGAGCCGTAGCCGTAGCCGTAGCCGGAGCCGGAGCCGTAGCCGGAGCCGGAGCCGTCGCCGGAGCCGTAGCCGTCGCCGTAGCCGTAGCCGGAGCCGTCGCCGTCGCCGGAGCCGTCGCCGGAGCCGGAGCCGTCGCCGTAGCCGGAGCCGGAGCCGTCGCCGGAGCCGTAGCCGTCGCCGGAGCCGTAGCCGTCGCCGGAGCCGTAGCCGTCGCCGTTAAATTCGACCTTCAGGAACTCCTGAACTGTTAAGCTGTCCATACGCGAACCGCCTTGATGCTCGCCTCTGCGGCCTCGGTGCAGGGGATGATCTCGATCGCGTCCGTTATACAGATCTCGGCGACCGGTGCGGGGAACTTACAGGACTGGGGCTTCTTGGTGCCTATGTTGGCAAGCTCGGATATGCTGGCTGCACCGTCCCAATACCAGATGCGGCGGCAGTCGGTCAGCGTGACCTCTCTGCCCTCCTTGCTCTTGAGATGCCCGGCAAATACGCCGGAGCGATCGCCGCGGACGATTACATACTTGTTCTCAAACATTGGTAAACCTCCTTTAATTTTTCGAGACGCGAGTGCTCTCGATATGCGGCACCGTTCCCGATGCCGCAGGGTCCAAAGCGCTCAGAGCTTGATAACGTAGACCTCGACCGAGCGGTCGCCCGTCGGCGCGCCGTCGTCCTTACCAGCGGTGCGTCCGGGGAAAGCTGTGCCGGTGCATTCTTCGACGAACTTGCTCCAGTCGAATCCGACTCTTTTCTCGGCGATATCACAAGCGGCGGAGTATTCTGAAAAGCTGAGCTCTCTGTTGCCGAGCTTGCATACCTCTATAGCCGCCTCTACTGCGAAGCGCGCCGCAACGGGAGAAAGCTTCTCGCGATTAATAAGTTCACAGAACAAGAGCTTTGCCTCTGAAAGAATCTGCAAAGGGCCGCCCTCGGCTACCACATGGCCGCGCGGGTTGAGCTTCATAGCGTCGCATTTGATCATAATTAGCCTCCTTGTCTAAATTTCAGGCGCAGTGCGCCCGTTATACCACTTTCATCCCCGGGTAGTACCCGCAGCCGACGAGCTTCGAGCCGCGTCGGGCGGGCTGCCTGCGCGCGGGGACGGGGGCTGCCTTAGCCGCAACTCTGCGGCAGCCCGCTATGTACGTCTTAATGTCGGACGTCATCAGCCTGCACTGCCCGCGAATCTTGTACATGGGCAGGTCGCCGTCGGCGATCATCCGCTCGACGGTCTTGACGGAGACCCCGAGCATATCGGCGGCGTCCAGCTTCGATATAAGCTTATCGTCCATCAGTGCCTCCTCCAATACAGCGCCAGCGCAAGCGCGCTGAGGACAGTCCCTATCACGCCGAAGAACAGCGCGGCGCGCACCATCATCGTAAGCTCAACCATTGGAGTTCCTCTCCATCAGCCCGGCGCGTGTTACCTTCGCGTATGCGTAGAACTCCTGCCCTCCCCAGAACGTGTGCCAGAAGGTCGCCGCGGGCAGCAGCGCCGCGTTCTCGTCGGGGGCGGCCACGGTGCAGCGCCCGAATACCGGGTGCTCGACCTCGAAGAGCTTCTTCCCGGTGTAGCCGGGGAAGCGTCCCTGATATCTGTCACTCTGCATGCCTCGCACCTCCCGCGCACTTGACGGCGATCGCCGCCTGTATAACGTCGTCGAGGTCGCCTGCGATCTCCTCAAAGAGCGCCTCCTCGCGGTTGTCGACCATGCCGTCAGACGCGATCTGTATCAGGTTGTCGATGCTGCCGCTCACGGCCTTGACCGATGTCAGCAGCTTCAGCACCGCCTGAGGCAGCGGCACGTCCGGCACATCCGGGAGCATGTCCTCGGCTATCGTGCTCTTAGCCCTGAGGTGCCATAGCGGCAGAACGAGGATTCCCGTCGTCTCCGCCATCATCAGCACCGTCTCGTCGCTGGGGAGCATCGCCCCGGCCTCGTACCGTCGGACGCTGTCCGGGGATATCCCCAGCAGCTCCGCCCAGCGCTCCTGCGTCAGACCGGCAGTCTGCCGCGCGTTTCTGTAGATGTTCCGGGCGTCCTTATCCATTGACGCGCACCTCCCTGTCAGGTATTGTATTGTCACGGGCTGCGTCCGCGCTCTGGGTGTTCAGTCCGAGCAGCGCGTCAACGCTGCATCCGAGGATGTTCGCCAGCTTTATAAGGTGCCTGGCCTGCGGAGCGCGTCTGCCGATTTCCCAGTGTGCTATAGTGCCCTGCGACACGCCCAGTCTCAATGCAAGCTGGACTTGGGATAGTCCCGCGGCCTCGCGCAGCCTTTTGAGCTCGTCCATTATCGTCACCTGCTTTCTGTCTGCCTCGCTCTGCATTTTGCTCCCGGGCTTGCGACCGGCGTCGGCTGCATTAAGGCCTCCCCGTGGGAAAAGAAGAGCAAAGACCGCGGGGAGATGCAAGGGGAAAGGTATAGAGAGGATAGAAAAGGAGAAAACTAAAATATGTAATGCTTGATGAGGTAGCAGCCCACAGCCCAGGCGAACAGCGTCAGGAGCGTCAGCAGGGCTACGCCCGCGACCGGCCAGCGGCTGCCGTACTTCCAGAGCACAATCGCGCTCTGCCATGCGCCTACATTTGAGTAAGCCGTGAGGATCACCGCCGCTCCGAAGAAGATACTGACGAATACTTTCATTTCCCTGCCTCCTTGTGGTAATATCGCCGTGAAAGGTGGTTGTTGCCATGATAAGTGAATCTGCGTATGAACTGCTTAAATACATTGAGACTCAGCAGTACATCATAAAGGACGATTGTTTCCGGCAGACCGCAGCGTATAAGGACGTCGCGGAGCAGGCGTCAAAGCTTGATGCCGGGTCGCGGCTCATTGCCGATTTATGGGATTCCGGCTGTATAATGCCGATCGGGGCGGCGAACGAGTATAAACACACAGCCGAAGCTCTTCGGCTTGCGGATGTCGGACGCGCCGAAATGGAGCAGGTGGACAGCAGCCGCCGTGATGACAAGCGGGCATCTGCCACGCTGGCGATTGCGATCGCGGCGCTCCTTGCTTCCGTTGCCGATATAGTCCTCCGCGTGGTGGGGATTCTTTGATCAGCGCCGGATTTTCGGCCCGCCGAGAGGTGCCAATCTCCAGTCATCCGCTGTAAGCTCCTCAGTTGTGGGATACCATGCACTCACGCAGGAATCATTTAAAATGAGACACTCATATATTTTGCGTTCGCCGTTGGGCGGGTACCATTTGCTAAAGCTCAGGTAATCTTCGCCCCAGTCTGCGCGGCGCAATCCCCATGACTGCCCGGCGGCGTTTCTCTCCTGCGCTTTCTTAATCGCTTCATGTATGTACATTTTTCTGCCCTCGCCTCCGTTATGATTTATTTGTGTTTATGTATTCCATGTGGTAATATCGCCGTGAAAGGTGGTTGTTGCCATGACAAAAGAACAATACAAGCTTTGCGGGATGATCATTCGTTATAAACAGCTTGACAAGATTCTCCGGCATGCGAAGCTTGAGAGCTATCTGAAGCTTAACTATGCTTTCCCGCCGCTGACAATCAGCTACTCGGACGCTGATATCTCCGACTCCTGCACGGTCACCATTGATGACGGCTTCTTGGAGGAGTACGTGCAGATGAAAAAGAAAAGGGGAAAAGAGGTTGCCGATGCTGTGTTTACTGCGATCGGTGTTGTCGGCAGTCTTGTGGGGATTCTATCGTTTTTCAGCCTAAAATAATGCGGATGCTGTGAAGGATAAGCACAATAGCATTGGACAAGGAAAGAATCTTCCAGGCAAAAATCTTCCTGCTGAGCCTTTCGTCAAGCGACTGTATTCGATCCCGCATGCAGCTCGAATCGCAGTTTCTTACGGTTGCACCGGGCTGATTGGTCAGGTATGACGGCATGACAACAACTTTTCTGCCGAACTTTTCCGAGAGCTCTGTCTCAAGTTTTTGCCGGTCGCTGGCGCGGAGCTGCATAGTCGGCCAAAAGACCAGTGTGCTTGTGTCGTCCGGGGCGCACCTGACAGCCTCTATGTAAATTTCATGGCCGTCGTCGAATGTCCACTTCATTTCCCTGCCCTCGCCTCCGTTATAATTTATAGCGTTGCGCTTTATACAGCGGTTTGCGATTCTGATTATATACAGCGTTTCGCTATATGTCAAGAGGTAATATTAAAAAAATAAGCGATTTGTTATAAAGCTTGAAAACGCCGGGAATATCGCGTATTGTTATATCAGGTGATAAACTATGAATCGTATCAAGGAATTTAGGCAGGAAGCAAGGCTCAAGCAAAAAGACCTTGCCGATATGCTGTCAGTCAAACAGGGCACTGTGAGCGGCTGGGAAGTCGGTCGCCGTGAGCCTGATTTTGAATCCTTGAAACGAATGGCCGACATTTTTAATTGCTCAATAGATGAGCTTTTGGGGCAAAAAGAAAAGCCCGTCGTCAAGGACGACAGGCTTAACCGCAAGCTGAAGCTGCTCAACGATGAGAACTTGCAGCGCATGGAGGACTATGTTGATCTGCTATTAAAAACGCAAGGAGAGTGAGCACCCTCTCCCGGTCTTCCGGCGGCAGGAGCTGATACTTGCTGATAATTCGGTTGATCTGGTCTCTTCGTCTGGTGTCCTCCATGGTTGCCTCCTAAAATAAATTTGCGGCGCACAGGAACACCGCAGGGCTGCCGGCTTTGCGCCCCCCTTTCATTGTAGAATTGCTCCGGCCTTGGTTGCCGCCTCGACCGAAGCTTTAGCAGATACCCGGTGTTATGGTTTTTCTGCTGCGCTTAGATATTATCATAATATCATCGGTTATGTCTATGCGCAAACACGGTCAAATGACCGCGAAGCTCGGGTATCTGATGCCTTAATCAGGATATAACGGGTTTGGGGGCGAGGAAATGGCGGAAAAGCCGCTGTTAAAAGATCTGTGTCGGGCAAATAAGGGGAACAACTCAAGCAGGCGCATCGCGGAGCTGTCCGGAGTACCGGAAGCGACGGTTAACGGATTCTTCGCGAGAGCGTCAAAGGACCCGTCGGTGTACACGGTCGGCCCGATCTGCCGGGTCTGCAATGTGTCGCTGGACGAGTATTTCGGCATTGAAATCCCGGATAAGACGCCGGAGAACGAGCACCGCATAGAGGTGCTCGAGCACGATAATGCGGCGGTTAAGAGAGAAAATGAGCTGCTGGAACGATCATTTCAGCAGCACCGGCGGGCGCTGAGGGCAAAGGACAGGTTGATTTACTGCCTGACCTTCGTCGCAGCGATGGCGATCATCGCGCTTGTCCCGTATTTGAGACTTGATATCATAGACCCCGACTTCGGCCTGTGGCGAGGCGCCCCGTCCGTAGTCGGAGCGGTCGTGATCGTTGCGCTGACGGCCGGCGTCACCGCGACGGTGTATTTCTTTGTAATAAGCCGCAAAGAGCGGCGGGGGAAATAAATTCACGCCGGTGCCCGATTCGGGCACCGGCGATTTTATCAGGAGGCGACGAGGATGAAGTTGAAGTGGAGGTATCTGCTCATTCTGATTGCTGTTCTTGGCGTTCTGATGGGCACCATGTCAAAGACGCCGGCCTCCAGTGTGCAGCCCGTGATGTCAACCGCTGAGCTCGCAACACCCGAGCCGACACCGGAAGACGATCTGAGAAATTATAAACTTGCTATAGCTTCGGCATTTAACGGGGACTTTGATGCTGTTGTCGTTCAGGCCGATTCTAATAGCCGCGGGGTTTCATTCACGGTGTACCTTGCGGACACAACGATAACACAACAAGCGATTCAGCTCTCCGCCGAGCACAACAACCAAGATGATGATTGGACGGCGCTTAAGGACTCCTTATGCGCTAAGAGTAAAGAGCTGACTGATAAGTTCGTCGCCGACGGCTGCACCGACCCTGTCATTAACATTCTTGTTGTCAATGACAATGATTTCGTGGCGTTCCGCAACAGCAACGGGAACACGGGACTGCATACGCTGATTGAGATCTACGACGGGGCAGTCTCTTACGATGTTCTGACTTATTTCGATGAAATATCGTCCGGCGACTTGACATCCTCGGCTAAGCTAAGAGCAGCCGAGACCGTTGGGGAGGAAAACGCGCTCAAGTCCGCGCTGTCATACCTGCGGTCTTCGTCTTTCTCGTACACCGGCCTGATCGGACAGCTCGAATATGAGGGGTATACTCATGCCGAAGCTCTGTTTGCTGCCGACAACTGCGGCGCTGACTGGTACGAACAGGCAGCAAAGTGCGCGGAATCGTATCTGAAACACTCCTCGTTCTCGAAGTCAGGGCTGATTGACCAGCTCAAATATGAGGGGTTCTCTCAAGAACAAGCCGAGTACGGCGTCGCAAAAGCAGGATATTAACAGATTACAGCCTGTGCCCAATTAGGGCACAGGTCAATTTATAGGTGAGCCTATGCCGAAGAACAATCGCCCGGAGTTTACGTGGGTTAAAGAAAAGCAACTCTATAAAAAGCAAATAAGAAATCCGCAGACTGGCAAGTGGCTTGCGATTTACGGTAAGACGAAAGCTGAGCTGCGTGAGCGCTTGCGCGAAAAAGAGGCGGAGTTTGCCGAGATGGAAAACCCGCAGTCGCCGTATGTATTTGAGTACGCTGCGAAGTGGTACGAGCTGAACACCGCCGGGCTGTCCTCCAGCGGGCGGCAGAGCCACAGAAACGCGATAAATAATCATATCTGCCCGGTCATCGGGCAGCAGCGTCTCGATGAGGTGAAGCCGGATAACATTCGCGCCGTAATGCTGGCCGCGGCGAACCTGTCGAAAGCGAGCCAGCAGAAGATCGTCACGACGCTCAAGATGATGTTTGCAGCAGCCGAGGAAAACGAGCTGATCAGCCGCTCTCCGTGTCGGGGGCTTAAAGCCGGCGGCAGCAAGCCACCCGAAAAGGTCGCGCTGACGAAAGAACAGCAGACCGCGCTCATTAAAGAGCTGCAAGGGGAGCGTATACTGACTTTCGTCATGCTCTGTATGTATGCCGGACTCCGTAGGGAGGAGGCGCTGGGGCTGCAATGGGACTGCGTCGACCTCGACGGCAAGGCTCCTCACATCCGTGTCCGCCGTGCTCTACGATGGGAGCACAATCAGCCTGTTCTGACGGATACTCTTAAGAGCAAATCAGCGCGGCGTGATGTCCCGATACCGCCCGTTCTGACGGAGCATCTGCGCAGCGTCAGGCGCGACAGCGGCTATGTCTGCTGCCGCCGGGACGGATCGCCTCATACAAGCATGTCCTTTCGGCACGAATGGGAGGCCGTCGCCGTGCGCGAAGTTCACACCGTGACCTACAAGGATAATAAGAACAATGGAAAGACGATCACAAAAGATCTGAAGGTCGGGGATGATGTTCCGTATAGGAATGTCAAGGTTGCCTTCGACTTCCATGTAACGCGGCACCTGCTGCGTCATACATACATTTCCGAGCTGATCCTGTCCGGCGCAGATGTCAAGACGGCGCAGTATCTCGCCGGTCACGCTACGGCGGCGATCACGCTGAATATATACGCACATCTGATGCAAAATCGCCCGGAAGATACCGCAAAATCTGTGCTTGCTGCCTTCAGCTCTCAAGATACTTTTCAAGATACTTAACTGCGTAAAAACGGTGTCTCCCTTGAAAATTCAATGGACATAGCCGCGAACACCAACCGCTTGGTAAGGATGAGGTCCCCAGTTCGAATCTGGGTAGCAGCTCCAAGGAAAAGCCCTGTAGTCGTTGAAACTACAGGGTTTTTCGTTTTCTCAGGTCTGCTCAAGTCTCGTCAAATACCCTCAATTTTTCAAGATACTGGTCAAGATACTGACTCTCTCAAGATACTTTCAAGATACTTTTTGAGCCCTATTTTACGACCTTGTGATAGTACTCGGCGAGCTTCTCCGAAGGTGCCGGACCGTCCTTGTCGAACAGGAACGCCTTGGCAAGATCGGCGTAGAACTCCGGCCGGTCGATGCCGTATTTGACGCCGACGGGGAAGTAATCCGAATACATCATATTCATCGCGGCGCAGAACTCCTCGGCCGTGATATGGTCGAACGCCACGCCGATCGCTGCGGCGATGCTGGCGGTCTGATCCTCCGTCCAGTGCTGGCCGGTCGAGCCGTCGGCATTGTCCATCCGCTGGAGCCATGCGCGAAGTTCACTGTCGGTCAGGCGCTCGCTGGTGTGGGTGTCGTCCTCAATCCCGGTGCAGTGCTCCAGATGCTCGACAGCGTCCAGGCATTCGATCATGCTCTTGACCGCCTCGGCGGAGCCCTCGGTGACGGGCAGATTCATGAATTCGGACAGCTCTTTTTCAAGCCGGGCTTTATAGTCGGATATGTGTTCTTTGTTCATCTTAATTTCCTTTCTCAGCTCTGCATGATATAGGCATACAGGCTGTCCACATCCTGCTCCGTGAAGGTCAGCGTGCCTATGATTGGCAGGGTGATGGGCGCAGGGCACTTCGCCGCTGCCGGTTTCAGCGACTGGTATATTTTTTCAACGTCCACATTACCGGCTTCGTCGATAAGATTCAGCGCGGCGATGGCTTTGTTTCCGTTCAGCTTCCGGAGGAGTTCCGGAGCATCCGAGATGTAAGCCGACGCAACAGCCGACACCAGCCACTTATTGACTCCGCTCATCTTCGGAACGATCTCTGTATCAAGATACCGGGCAATCCCGGATTGAATTCTGTCTATACTGACCATGTTTCAAATCCTTTCATTACAGCAGGGGAGGCATACGCCTCCCCCGGTTTGCTATGGCTTAGGTGGTCGAACCGGCGGCGGGCGTCACGATCTGAACCTTGACGTCACCCCAGCCGGGGCAGACGTTCCCGTTAGGGATGACGGTCTTCGTCAGGCCCATGAGAGCCGCGACCTGAGACTGAAGCACGCTGACAGCGGCGTTGTTGACACCGTTGTAAACGAGCTGCTGCTTCTCAAAGTCGCTGAATCGATCCTTCAGCGCTCCGACCTGGCCGTTGATGTTGTTATAGACATCAACGAGCTTCTTGTCGACATCAGCCTGCGCCTTAAGGATGGCGTTCTCCTGGACGAGATCGAGCTCGTAGCGGCTGACGGGCTTGTCCTCGCTGGGAACAGTGCGACCGCCGCCGAAAGCAGCGGCGAGAGCAGCACCGGCTGCCATGCCGGAGAGATCAGCCGCGGAGGCGTTGCCGCCGAAGAGATTGCCGAGTCCGCCATTGAAGATGCCGGAGTTCAGAGCGCCGAGCGCGGTGCCGATGATGCCGGTGGTCAGGCCGGCGTCAGCTGTGGCCTTGCTTGCATATTCCATGCGTTTTCCTCCTGTCATGATTTTTTTCAGCCCGTAGCGCTCCGGGCTTCCTGCCTTAAGTTTAAGCTTAAAACAGCGCCCAAACGTGTACGTTTGAGCGTCTCTTGGTGTACGTTTCGTGCGAAAGTTTTTTAAAAAAAACTTCAAGAAAATGCTTGACTTTTACACTTGGTGTGGTATAATTAAACCATCCCAAGTGAAAGAAAAGGAGAAACGGAAATGAAAGAATTTAAGGAGAACGTGATTAACAAGATGATCGAGAAGTCACAGGATATGCGCATCGTCTCCCTGAGAGAGACCGCCGCAGAGCTGGGCATCAACCACATCAGCGCGCAGGACACGCGAGACATCGCGCAGAGGCTCCGGAAGGTCGAGGGATACCACCTCGTGCAGATGATGAACACGCCCAACGACAGCCTGTTCTGCTCGCTCTGCCTCGTTGAAAACGGCGTCGAGTTCGACGACGGGAAGGACTTTGAAAGCGATGCCGAATAAATCAACCTGGGAAGAGATCGAGGGCACCAAGTACCGCCGGAACCATAAGCGGGAGACTTACGACGCCGTTACTATCCAGTTCCGGAAGGACGGCCGCGACGGCCTCACGCGCGACATTGTTAAGGGCGCGGCTGAAGCACAGGGGCTGCCCGTGGGAGAATACATAAAGACTCTCATTAAAAAGGATATTGAAGCGCACAGAACGCAGCAGGCTTGAACCTGCTGCGTTCTGTGCTATAAGTTCGCTATCTTATTCTTAATCGACCGCACCCGCCGCTTAATGACCTCGACGCTGCAATGCTGCTCGTCGGCTATCTTTGCATAGCACCATCCGCGCCCGCAGAGACGCAGGACGGTGATCTCATCGTCGGTGAAGCCGCAGTCGCGTTCCAGCTGCTCTCTGAGCTCTCGCGGGAACGACAGACTGGGCTTGCTATGCGGTCTTAAAAGCTGCTCGCGCAGCTCTGCCGATATCGTCATATCATATCGGCCGGCAAGCCCGGAGCGCGGCAACGCTCCTCCTGTGCGGCCTGACGCGGCTTGCGTCAGGCCCTGTTAATAGTTATTCGGACTTGCCCAGCTGCTTAACAATCTGATTAGCTCCTGTAGCTGCGAGACCGGACACGATGCCGACGGCGACGGCGGTTATGTAGTCCGTCGCCGGAAACTCCGGCATAATCATCATGCCCACGACTCCCAGCGCGCCGCCGCAGACCCCGCAGATGACGGGGATCCACTTGTTATCAAGGCCGGTTGCCTTGACTACCTCGCCGATAAGATATGCGATGACGGTGATCGCCGCCACGCTCGCTATGCCTACTATTTCCATGTTTTGACTCCTTTCGATTTGTGCCCGAATAGGGCACATTTACGGTTTGTGAAAAGCTTCCAGATCAGCTATGCGGTGGTTGGCGACCCGGATCTGCTCGTCCATGAGGGCAGCCTGAGTCTCCAGCGCATAGGTTCTGTCGATGACCTGATTGTGCTTCTCGACATGCTTGCTGAGTTCCTCGAATTTTGTTTCAATGACCGCCTGAAAGACGGCCTGACTCCTGCGATTTGCGAGCCAGGTGCCGAGGACTGAAACGATCCCGGCGATGATGGCGCACGCTATTGCTTCTGACATTGTAGATGTCCTCCGTTTTGTGGTTGAACTGCCGGGTGGTTCTATCTCATGCCGCATCACCTCCCGGAAGTGTCAGCAGCGCCGCCCATGTTCTGGGGCCGCACTCGCTGTCCGTGTCAAGCCCGGAGGCCGTCTGGAAGCGCCCGACCGCCGCGGCAGTCGCGGGACCGTACTCTCCGTCGACGTCCAGGTTGTACCCGCGGCAGAGGAGCAGCGCCTGCACCGCGCGCACGTCTGGGCCGACCATGAGCCGAAGCCCCGGCGTGTACTGGAGCAGCCGGGGCGGCCAGTACGCGGCGGCCGGCGTGCTCTCCGGATCGTCCGCGCTGTCTCCCCCTGAGTATCTGAGCACGCAGTCCCACGGATAGTTATAGTACCCGCGTGTGTATATCTCGCGCCCGGTCTGGTCGCCGGTCTGCCCGCCTGTCGTAGTGCCGTACTCGTTGATGCTCGCCTGCACGAGCTGACCGCCGCCGATATACAGGGCAGTGTGATGGACGTGGTTCAGGAGCACATCCCCGCGCTCAAGCCCCGCGCCGGTCGTGAGATCGACGCTGCCGGTCACGTCCTCGAAGCCGCAGCGCAGCATGTCCCCGCGCATGTTGCCCGTGTAGGTGCAGCTGAGGGGGACCCCGGCCTTTCTGTACACTGAGATCACAAGGCTGCTGCAATCGTAGTCAGGCCCCCAGCGGTTGGCCTGGTCGTAGCCGTGTCTGTCGTCCGCCGATATCTCCAGCGCGCGAGTCACGGCATTGTCAATAATTCCCATGGTGCCCTCCTTATGTTACTGTCGTAAATCTTGAGAGCAACCACCCTGTCGGGTCTACGCTCTCTCGGGCATCTTCCGTCAATAAACCGCTGTCGGTCTTCTCGTCGTCAGGCATCACTTGTCACCTCCGTTACATAGAGTCCTACCAAATCAGCGAGGTCGAACGCGAGCGGCTTACCGCTGTCGCGTGTGCAGAGATAGACCTTGCCGTTCTGGCTGTAATACTTACCGTTGAAAATTTCCATCGGCTGAGTGAACGGGATAGGATCGTCAATCGTGCCGCTGTGCTCTTCGTCTATAGCCTCGTAGAGTGCGGCGGTCGGCACTCCCGGCACCCACTCGGCGCTGAAGGTGTGCTCCGATGCGTCGGTGCGAACTCTGTATAGCGTGTCGCCGTGCAGGAAGCGCTGTCCCGGCGTTGCGGTCGTGCCTATGAGATTAGACCACTGCTGATAGATAAGCTTGCAGGTGCGCGCCTGCGCGTCCGAGAGGGCATTCCCTGCGGTGTCCATCGCCGCGCGAAGCTTTTTAGCTCCATTAAGATAACTCATGTTGCTTCCTCCTCGTTGACCACACCAAGTAAATCCAATGCAGCTTTCATGTCTTGCTTTTCCTCATCGCTGCCACCCTGCTTGATCTCGGCAATTTTGGCAAGGATCACGTTCTTCCGTTCTTCAATGGTCATGATGTTACCCCCAGTGCATTTTCAATGGCGGTCAGGGCCGCTTCATACTGTGTATTCTGCGCTGCCGCATACGCCGTCTGCGCCGCATAAGCGCTGCCCAAGTCCTTCCACGGGGCCGCCATCTCGCCCTTGAATACCTCGCCGTTCCCGCGTGTCCACGTCTCACCCGCTGGGACGAAGCGGTAACTTTCTATCCATTCCGGGCATTTGCCATTGAAGTCGTTAACCTCAATTGCTCTGCGTCCGTCAGATGCGGAGACGTAACATTTATAGTCGCTGTCTATGTAGATCGTCACGCTGTGTCCCTCCTCACTCAAGCCAGATGTTATAGACCTTTCCGGCAGAATATGATCCTACGATCTTGATGTACTCCGAGTCCGTCAGCGCCGATATATCGCACTGCACTGTATTCCGGGCAATTATGCCCTGCGCAACGCTGGTGACCTTTGCTGTCCAGTTCGTGTTTGTGAGCATAAGGCCGGAAGCGGCATCCGTTCCGACGCCAAATCCCATGCCGTAATCACTGCCCCAGTTGTAGGAGCACTCAAAATCGACACACAGTTTCGTGTAATCATTCAACGCAACAGCGGGGTCGATATAGAATGACACGCCGCCGCTACTGGAGTTGCCAGACCAACTGATTGTGTCGCTTGAAACTGTCGGCGCAGGAGTTATGCTATTGATGTTGGCCTTGATTAAGTACCCAGATGTCAGCCCCGAGCCGCTTTTGAAGATGTACAGCTCGTATACCAGCTCCACGGTCTCGACCTGTCCCTCGGCAGTTATCGATACCGCTTTGCTCGTGCTCTTGCTGCCGCTGACCGCCTTGACCGTCCACGTCCCGGCGGAGGGGATAACGAACAGCGCCTTGCCGGTGGTATCCTTCGCTGTCAGCGTCACGCTGCCATTTGAACAGGTGCAGACGCTCCCCGAGGGGTATGTCACGCCGATAATCGCGTAGGGGTCGGCCGCCTCAAACGTGCCGGTGATCTTCTCGCCCTTCTTGTCGTGCGCCGTGACGCCCTTGAGGAGTTTCGCAGCCTCGACGGTGTCGCCGGTGAGGTCGATCAGCGTCTCGCCATAGTAGACAATCTTACTGTTGCCCATGCTCAGGCTCCGATCGTGACGGTCATACCTCCGGCAGCGTTCGCAGCGCTGGTATACGGCACGGCCGCGATCACGACCTCGGAGAGGTAGTCGTAGCCCTCGTCGGGGAGGATCGTCTGTGCCGTCTTGGCCGGGGTCGCGTTCTTGCTCTGTGCGTTGACGCTCTCGCCGCCATAGGTACCCTTGACGCCGAGGATCGTCACATCTTTCTTGATATTCCCGGCGACGAGCTTCAGCTTCTCCGCGGCGGCTATGCCGACCTTGCCGCTGCCGTCGTGGTAGCCGAGCTCAATGGTGTACTCGCCGTCCTTGGAGGCAATCTCCCCGGCCGCTGCGCCGCGGTTCGGCATGGTACCGGTGAGCTTCGCGCCGCGCGCGTATGCGGTCTCGCCGGCGAGGAGGTCGTCAACGTTCGCGGTGGCGTCGCTCGTGTCGCTGTCAAATTCACACGTACCGATGACGGGGTCACCGGCCTTGTCGTGCGCGGTGATGCCCTTGAGCAGTTTCTCCTTGCTTACGGTGTCGCCGGTGAGATCCATCAGGGTCTCACCGTAGAAAATGATCTTACTGTTTCCCATTATTCGTCTGCACCTCCTATGTTGCAGGTTTTTCCTCCGGCGGCGTTGGTGGTCTGCTGAAAGGTGACGCCCCGGACGTTCACGTCCTTGCGCATGACGAGCCCCTCAGTCTCCAGCACCTGTGCCGTCCGGAGAGGCTCGACGTCATACGCGCCGTCATAATAGTCATGGATGCTCCCGCCGCTGCCGACGATGGCGGGGCCGAGCTCAACGGTCAGGGCCTCGTCTATCAGCTCGACGGTCAGCCCGCAGCAGCCCATCACAGCACCTCCTTGTCGGGGGAGGCGATCACGCTGAAGGCGGTTTTTATCCTCGCCCCGCGGAGGCTTTCCGCGGAAAACTTCGGGCGAATTATCGCCTCGTTGACGCCCGGCGTCATGCCCAGTGTCTCATCCTGCGTCAGTGGGAAGAGAAATCGGCCGGAGTCGTATGTGATCTCGCCGGGATAGCGCTTCTCAACGCCGCCCATCGTGACCTTGACCGCCTGTATATCGGCGGTGGTCACTTCTTTGCCGTTGAGTTTGATGGATATCGGGACGCTCAGCGCGTCCCCCTGAAGGATAGTCAGCATAGTGTACCTCCTTACTGGAACAGCCCCAGACTTTTCAGCGCCGTGATGACCTGTGCGACCGTCGCCGACGCGGATACCGTCGGGCGGCGCACCGGCGTCACGCCAAAGAACCCTATTGTCGCGTTGCTGCCGCCGAGCTTCAGCACGCTGCCGCTATACCCTTGAGCGAGCGCGATTGTCCCGTCAGCGTAGACGTCCTTGAACGGATTGCTTGAGGTTCCGAGGGAGATATCCTTGCCGGAGCCACCGGCGAGGACGCCGGTCGTGCTCAGGGTCACCTTGTGGGTACCGTTGACCAGCTGCCCGGCGGATGGGGCACCGAACTTGAGTTTACGGGCGGTCGTCCCGTCCTTCATCAGCACCTGTCCGTCAGAGCCGCCGGTCGGTATGGGGTTGTCCACCCACTGGCCGGAGTAGTCCGCCTTTCCGTTCTTGGCGAGGAGCTGCCCGTCTGTGCCGCCTGTGGGCAGCCCACCGGTAAGCGAGATAGTGCCCCATTCGACATCACCGTCAGCGGAGCTTTTCTTGACGAGAGCCTGCCCCTTTGCTCCTCCCGCCGGGAGCTCGTGGGTGTCCTCCCCCACGGCGGAGCCGGGGACGCCGACGGCGTAATCGATGAGGTACGTCCCGCTGTCCTTGGTGATCTTCACGCGGTCGCCCGCCTTCAGGGCGGCGCTGACGTTGCCTTGATATGTTTTTTCGGAAGCGGACTCCTCACCCGCAAAGATCAACGTGACGCCCGTTTCCGTCACCGCGCCGACCGTGGCGATGAGTATTTCCTTCTGTTCTGCCTGCTCCTCCGGAGCGGCAGCGGTTAAAATTTCATCCATTTATAGCACCGTCCTTTTTGCAGAATGGCTCATAAGCTCGCCGGAGCGCATTGTGAGGCTCCATGCAGTCTCCTCATACACCCCGCCGATGGTGGGGTGGTCAATGGCGATAACATCGCCTGAGTCGTGCCCCGGCTCAGGGAGCGTTGAAAAGGTGATCGTCTGCGTGCTGAGCTGCGACTCAGACACGAGCCGGTCGGCGTAGGCTTGCAGCGCGGCCTGATCTGCGATCTGGTTGACCTTGACCTGCTGGCAGATGCGCATCCCTCGTCTGAACGTGCTTTTTGAGGATATCGGGGAGTCATTGACAGCGGTGGCGACAAGCGTCTCGGCGTTGTCGGCGTTCGCGCAGACGACGATGAACACGTTCGGCGCGCTGAAGATGTCGCTTTTCGACTGATAGTCCGGGGCTATCGGAGCCCGGAGCACGTCGCGGGAGCTGTAGCGCCGGGAGATGCGCGCCGCCGTCGGCGCGGCGTAAGGCTCAAGATGCGCCATGCCGTCGCCGTCGAACCATATATCCCGGTATCCTATCTCTTGCAGCAGCGTATTGACGATCGTCAGGCGGCTCGTCCCCGGCTCCCAGTCCTCGCGGTCACATGACAGCGTCGAGGTCGTCGGGGTCTTTATCACAAGCCCGATGCCGCTCGCCGTGAGCTGCTGCTCGACGGCGGTTATGTAGTTGAGCCCTGCCGCGAGGTGCAGCCGGGTCTCGATGCGGCTTGTTTGCAGTAACCAGCTGCGGTCGTATGCGTCGATTCTCAGCCGCTCGCCGGTCGCACTGCCGGAGAGCTTCGGCGTCGTCGGTCGGAAGATGCCGAGGCTGCTCCAAACTCCGTCGCTGAAGATCATCGGCTGAAGCTCATCCCTCAGCAGGTCAAAGTCTGCGTCGGGGACGATCTCGCCGGAGAAGCTGCGCTTTATTTCAGCCGCGGCCGAAAACTTGATGTTCGGCGCGTTGTCCGGGGAGAAATGCAGCTCTTTGAAGAAGGCACCGCCGCGCAGGGCGTTGAGCTTGTAGCGCATCTCACGCATCAAGATCGACCTCCTCCGGATAGTGCATCTGGCTCACGGCAAAGGTGTAGGAGCTGTAGAACATGCTCTCCGTCTCGCTGAGCGTGTCGAGGATACCTATGACCATCTTGCCGCCCGGCGTCTTGAGACAGACGGGGGAGCCCATCAGGGCCTCCAGCGCGGCCTTTTCGGCCTCATCATCCGTCGCATAACTGACGGATATCGACCGGTCGCAGAACTCTGTCAGCTCCGCCTCCGGGAATCTTCGCCCGGACAGATGCGTCAGGCTGAATGTGCGCGAGGCCTTGATGGTGTTCGTCCTGTGCTGTGCCGTGGAGAGCCTTAAAAACAGCCATTTCCCGGAGCCTAAAGCCGACAGCATGACGGTCTCGGGCATGACGGATACCGTGACCTCATTCGAGAGCGAGTAGTTATAAGTCCCGTCCAATGCGCAGGCGCGCACCTGATACCTCACGGTGCCGACGGAGTAGTCGTCCGTATAGCTGTAGTCCGTCGTTTTAGCTATCGCGACGCCGTCGCGGTAGACAACAAACTCGGTCCAGCTCCCGGCGTAGCTCCATGACAGCTCCGCGCGGTGATCTGCGTCGACCGTGAGCACGACGGCCCCGCTCGCGGTGTGGCTGACGGTAAATGTCGCGCTGCCCCATTCGCTCCAGACTCCGTAGCTGTTCTGGACGCGCACTCGCGCGACGTGCAGCCCGTCATCGAGGTAGATCGGGCTGCGCCAGCTCTTCCCGGAGCCGTAATCCGTAGTGCCGACTGCGGTGTCGAGCTGGATCTGATAAGCGCTCTGCTCATTTGTCTGCCATGTTATCAGGGGGCGAGGGGACGCTTGAACAATGACCTTGGGCGTACTAGGCGCGGAGACTGTTACGAAAGATGCGGCGTCGCTCCATGCACCGGCGGCGTTGTCGAGGTTATATGTCCGGACCCTCCAGAACCACGTCCCGGAGGCGAACGTCCCCGCGGGGGCGCTGTACTCGTTGACCGAGCCGGTCACGGTTGTGAGTGCCGTCCAAGTGCTGCCGTCGGCGCTTTTCTGTAGCTCTGCCTTGGTCTGTGCGCTGCCGCTTTCGTTGATGTGCGTCCAGCGGAAGCTTATCGGCTGGTCTCCGTCAAGGAGGTTACCGGACGGCTCGTCCGCCGTCGCAGTCGGGACAGTGTCGCGGGTGTCGAATGACGACCATGCGGTATAGACCGTCTGGCCGAGATTATCCGTAACCGTGAAGCGGTATTCATACTCACCGGCGGCGAAGGTGTTAGCCGGGGCAGTGTATGAGATTGTGGTCGAGCTTATTGTCGCAGCTGCCGTTGTTGAGGACGACGCGCCTTTGAGCCGGTATTCAAATGTGCCGCTCGCCGGAGTCAGGCTCTTAATCGTAAAGACGTCTGATTGCACAAGGCTTGTTGAAAACGTTATTGCCGAGGCCTTGTTAAGCCGCACTCCGCTTGCCGGAGCTGGCGTTGTCAACTTCGGCTGGACATTGCTGTCGTCAAACGTGATGAGCAGCTGCGGCGGGGAAGAGTAGCGGGAGGTGCCGACTGACAGGTACCACATCTGGGCTGAATACGAGTGTATCGCGCAGCCATGCAGTAGCACGTGCCTTGCGGATTCCTCTGAAAGCGCGGAAAATTGGTATACTCCCGCCGCACCGCCCGGCACGCTGACAAACCCGGAACCGGGGGCAAAGGCCACTTTACGAGAGGTAACGCTCGCTTCGTCCCAATCGGATGTGACGCCCTCGACCCATACCTTTTTTGTTGCGGCCGTCGTATAGTCGGTGTCGCAGCTCAGATAAGCTTTGACGACCGCGCGGAGGATGGGCTTATAATCGTAAGACGCTGCGACAGCCGGGAACCCGGCAAGCAAATAATGTGTGTCGACCCGGCCAAGATTCCACGACAGGTCGACCATTGCCGAAGTGTGGTCGTTGAAATCTGTTGCTGCGTTGCTGGATGTCCGGGATATTGCCGCCGACTTGTTCGCGGTCAGTGTCAGTGTCGTGCTCATCTCGGCGCTCCCTTCATCCTGCGGACGCGCTGGGCGTCACGCACTATCTCAATAATGTCGTTAAACTCCTGAATCGTCCGCGCCTCAATGTAGACGTTGACAGGCGCGTCGTAGCCGCCGTCAGCGCGCGTCTCCTGCGCGTTGGCAATGACCGTACCCTGCGGCAGGTAAACGGTCTCCGGGCCGTTCTCGCCGACCCTCGTGCGCCCTCCGGGGAAGTTGTCGTTGCCCCCGGCGTTGTGGAAGTAGTTGCCTGTCCACTGGCCGGTCGTCGGGTCGTAGTAGTTGCCGGTCGAGTCGTAGTAGCTCTCGGTCTTATAGTCCGCGCCGTAGAGCGCCTTCTGAATGTTCGATGCCTTGTTCGGATTGAGCCCGAGCGCGGTGCTGATGCGGTCGCCGTTGAGCGTCAGCAGGCCGACGATCAGATTGATTGTATCTGCTGCCCATGCCAGCGTCCCGGCAATGCCTTGCAGCAGAGTCCCTAACGGGGGGAGGATATCAGCGGTGAGATCGCCCAGCGGCTCAAGCAGGGAGACAGCGCTGTCCAGTATCGAACCGAACGCCTCGACCGCACCGGAGTCGATAAGAGCTTTGCCGACCTTCTCTATGAGCTCGCGCGTCTCATTGAGAGCGTCGGACATATACGGCGCGTACTCTGCACTGATCTGCTTGCTGACGGCCTCCTGAGACTTAAGCAGCCGGTTCTGGGCCTCGTCGACATCGGTCAGCGCCTTCAGCTGGTCATTGCTGAGAATATAGCCGACGTTTTCGGCCTCGGCTGCGTACTTTTTCAGAGAACCGGAACCCTGCTCGATCAGCGGATTGAGCTGCTGGGCACTCTCGTTGATAAGGCTCATGGCCAGCGCGTCGCGCTCTGCCTGGTTGCTCATCTCACCGAGTCCGTCTATCACGTCGAGAAACACGTCATAGGAACTGCGGAGGTTTCCCTGTGCATCGTAGATTGATACGCCGAGCCGGTCAAACTTCGCGGCTGTCTCCTCGTTGCCGTTCGCCGCGTCGGACATCTTTGTGGTTAAATCTTTAAGGGAATCGGCGAGCTGGTCGGAGCTGACGCCGATAAAATCCTCGGCATACTGGAAAGCCTGCAAGTCCGTCGTGCTGACGCCGGTCTGCAAGGACAGCGCCTCAAGCTCCTTAGCCGCTGCCGCGGTCTCCTTGGTGACGTCCATAAGCTTGCGCTCAAGCTTTATCCCCGCTGCGACGACGGCGGCTATACCGGCTGCGGCCGCGGCAGTGGGAGCCGGGATCTTGCCGAGACCTCCGGTAAACTTAGAGATACCGTCCGGCAGCTTAACACCGAGCTTATCAGCGACAGTATCGAGAACATCGCCGAGAGAAGTCACGCCCTCGGCGGCCGAGCCGGTCGAATCGGAGACCTCATCAAGCGACTTGTCCATGTTTTCAATGGCCGTCTGCGTCCGTCCCATCTCGCCGTAGGTATTAGCGAGCGCGGCCTCGGCGTTATTGAGCTGGATTATCCAGTTCTGTGTCCGGGAGTCAGCCTCACCGTAGGCCGCGGCGGAGTCGGCAACGGCCTGCTTAAGAGCCTCGACCTTGTCTTTCTGCGTCAGCATCTGGCGTTCGAGGATGTCGTATTTCTGGGTTAAAAATTCGGCGCTGTCGGTGTTGCCGTCATACTCGGCAGTGAGCTTATTCATCTCGGACTTGAGCACCTTCGCGCCGTTGTTGATCTCGGTTATTGCCCGTCTGAGCTTTTCTTCACCGGTGACCGTGAACTCGGTATTTACTTGACGTGTCGGCACTTAAACACCTCCAAGAAAGAACTCGCGCGCAGACGGTTTATCGCGGTTCTGGAGCGGCTGGGGGCGCTCCGGCGGGAGCAATGCATCACACAGCGCGTTCAGGCGGCGCGGGCAGAGCCCATACCAGAAGCTTTCTTCCGTGCCGTTGAACCGCGTCAGCCAGACGGTGAGCGCCTGCGCAAAATCAATTTTGAACTCCGGCAATGCGCCGGAGCTCAGTTTTTTTCGGCGCTCCCTTCGGGCTCAGCTTCGGCCGCGGCCTTGACCTTATCCGGGTCGACGAGTGCCATGCGCACGAACATGACGATGTCCATTGCTTCGTCAACCACGGCAGAGGTGTCAGTGATCGGCGGCATATACTGTGACACGTCAAGGACGTCGAAGTGCTTCGGCCAGCGATGGCGATGCGCGCACCCGTTGAGCATAGAGGTGAGTGCGACCGCCGCGACGCGAAGATATGCGGAGCCATTGAACAGGACGTTGAGATCACCGAAAGCCGCCTGAATGTCGGCGATGGTGTTATAATCGGCGACAAGGTCGTACTCCACATCGCCGATTTTCTTGTACATTACTCGGTTTCGGATATCCATAACTCACCTCACGCCGTCATCTGGAGCTGCTTCTTGCACCACGCGAGAGCGTCAGCATCGGAATACGCCTCGGCGATTTCCACCATCAAAGGAGCCTTCGTCCCAGTGAGGTGATCCGGCGCGATAAACTCGCCGGTAGTAGTCGGGGTAGCCCACTGGATGTTGTCTTCTTCGGTGCGGTACTGCATACTCGGCGGGCCGAACAGCGATTTACGGGCGAATATACAGACGTATGCGTCCGAATCGCTGGAGTCGTCAGCCGGCATATAGGTACTTATGCCGAGGTAGCGGCCGCGGGTGTTTTCGCTGTAGCCGATGCCGGTTATTTTCTTCGGGCTCTGCGGAGTGCCGATGTCGACCTCTGAGGTCTCGGCCTGGAACATGCTGGCCTGAACAGCCAGCGTCAAAGCCTCGACGGCCAGCGAGATCGAGCCGCCGGTACACTTTTTTCTGTAACGGCTCAGCGCACCGGAGGAGTAGAGACGCCCTTCGGCAAACCTAAGGTCAAACCCGGCCTGAATACCGCGGCCGAGGATCTTCTGGTTCTTGTAGGTGATCAACCCGGTCTCGGCGTTGTAGTTGTACTCGCCGAAGAGAATGTCACGCAGACCGAATACAACGAGATTTTTACTGCTGAGAGCATCGCTCATATTTTTTCCTTTCCGGCTCAGAATCCCTTAGATTTGAGCCAATCGTCATAAATTTTGAATTCCGCGGCGACTACGTCGTCCGCGCTTTCTTCATTTGCTGTGCGCATCCACTGCCGAGCCTCAATGCCGCGCTTCGGCGCGCCGAACTCAAGGACAAACCCGACCTCGTTATTGGTCGGAGGCTTGGCATGGCTGCGCAGCGGATTGACGCGGCGGATGTTGGCAACTGTGAGCGCACTGTTTTCGGATTTTCGCCGCCCTTTCGGATAGGCCCGGTAGTAGATGCGCCCGTCCTTCCCGGTCTTGCGCACTGCAACGATGCTGTTCATCAGCTGCCCGGTCTTGACGAGCCCCATCCGGCGCAGCGACCGGCGCATCGCTTCAACGCCGACCTTGCTGCCGGCCTGAAGCATCTCGTCGATCACGTCCTCCGGGATGTCTGCGATCTGCTGCATGTCCAGCATGAGCTGGCCGACGTCGGAGGAGAACTTAGCCATCCCCCAGCGCCTCCTTGCCCTCGAACTCAAACACCCAGTGCTGCCCGTCGCCGTCGTAGGCGTCGGTGATCTGCGGCCACGTAAAGCCCGCATGCCACAGCGCCCGGCAGAGCTCACGGCGGAGCGTCACGGAAGCAGCGCCACGCGGGAGCATGAGGTGCAGCTGACACAGATAGGTGATGCGCCTCGGCTTTCCGGAGCTGTGCAGCTGGGGCATTTCGGTATAATTGTAGGTGCAGTAGGTGAGGGAGCTGCCCTCATAGATCTGCGGCGCGACCTCCGGCACGACCGGAGTCACGGCCGCGGTGATGCGTTCGTCTATCGTCATCGCGTCACCTCCGCGCAGCTCAGCTCAAGTGTGCCGTACCCGGTCGGATACGTGCGCTCGATGCTGTACCGGTGCCCGTCGTGCTCAAGCACGGTCTGGCCATCGTAGTCAAACTCGTTGACCTCCACGACCAAGGACAGCCTGACGCCGGCTTTGAGAGCCTCGTAAAACTCTGTGCGGCCGACGCCCTGGGAGACGGAGCAGAAAACCTCGGTCGGCACGTCCTCCGTCTCGTAGTGGTTCGCGTCGTCGTAGGTCTTTTTAACTGCAATAAGCTTGCACAGATCCGTGAACGGTGTCCGGTTACTCTTCATCGTCGTCACCCCTGTTGTAGAGCCCGCACAGCGCCATCGAATCACGCAGCGCCTTGTATGAGCTGAACCAGAACTCGCCGTTGCCCTGATAGTTGAACCAGTAACGGCAGTAGTTCTTAATAGCCTGTACGACGAGGGGGTCGGCGTTGCAGGCATTGTCTACGCTCTCCGCTCCGCCGATGTGGAGATCGAGGCAGGCCGCGTTTATAGCCGCCTCGATCTCGCTGTCGAGCCTTGTGTGGGAGATCCCGCCGAGGGAGAGCTTTACATCATCGAGAATCGCCATTTAAGCACCTCCCACGCACTTGTGCCCGATTCGGGCACATTAGCCGCCCGCCTTCTTGTTGGTCAGCGTGATAAGGCTCTGATTCTGGACGCTCCTGCCGTCGCAGACCTCAATCGCGACGGTAACTTCATCGTCGGTCTTGTCGTCGGTGTAGCGGCGGAAGCGCAGTGCGACGCCGCTGTTGAAAATGTAGTTGCGGAAGTTGTAGAGCGCGGCGCAGATGGTGTCGGCGGTCGGGTTAGGGTTCGCGTCATCCATGTAAGCCTTGTTGACAATCTCGACGCGGCGGCCGAAGATGTAGTACTCGGGCTTGCCGTTGAGGCCGTAGTTGACGCGGGCGACGGGCTGACCGTCGGTATCGACCATGCCCTGAATCTCGTTCATAAAGGTCGCCTTGGTCATAACCCAGATGGCCTCGTCGTCTTCCTCAAGGCCTTCGGCCTTGCAAAGGTCGGCGTAAGAGATGTGCTTGGTGTTGGCGATGTCGATGTTGCCCGTGGCGGTCTCGGTCAGGAAGCCCTTGGGCTGGCCGCTGCCGGTGCCCTTAAAGATGGCGGTCTCCTCGGCCTTGACGATCGCCTCGGCAACGTTCTGCGCCAGCTGTGCCTCGAAGAAACCGTAAGCCATGTTATCCATCTCGTAGCTGACACGGACTGCGCAGCGCAGCTTGTGGTAAGAGAACGAGATATAAGAGACGGTCTTCTTCTGGGTGTCGGAGCCTGCGCCTTCGGCGACCCACGTCGCAGTCGGCTTGACGCTGGAGGTGGGCACGGACATGCCGCCGGCAAAGTTCGTGCGGGTGACGAGCAGCAGGATGTTGCCGACGCGCTCCATCGCCTCATAGATCTTCTGGACGGTCGTGGTCGGAATGACTACGGACGCATCGCTGGTTTTGGTGTTCTGGTCGGCGTTGGAGAACTTCGCCGGGATGGGAACGCCGCGGCAAACGTATGCCTGGAACGCCGCCTTATACTCGGCGGAGTCGTACATATCGTCGGGCGCGCCCTGCTCGTAGCGGCCGACCACGTTGCCGAACTGCGGGTTAGCGGCAGCGGCGGCGAAGTCAGGGCCGGCGACACGGTCCTTGAGCGCGTCAAGGTTCGCCTGGCGCTTGCTGGACTCTTCGTACTCGTTGTCGAGTTTTTCGATCTGCTTGGTGACATCCTCGAACTTCTCGGTATCACCGGCGTCCAGAAGCTGCTGGGCCTGATTCATAAGCTCGCCGCGCTTCTGGAGATAAATTTCTTTCTTCATGTGAGAGATCTTCCTTTCAGTTCATAAAATTTGAGTTTGGCCTTGGCTTTTATCAGATCGTCCGCGGGCTCGCCCTCGGGCGGTTTGATCGAGTTGCGCATTTTGTTGATCACTTCCGCCGGCAGCACCGTGCAGCAGGCGGCTGTGATGCGGACGGCGGGCTCGCTGACCTTGTCGATCAGACCTTTTTCCACAGCGTCAGCTGCGGAGAGCCACGTCTCCTCGTCCATGAGCTTCAGTGCCGCATCAAGCGTCATGCCGGTTTTCTCCACATAGGCGGCGGCAATCGTCTCGTTCGCCTTGCGGAGGACGTCGCTGTGCTTGTCCATGGTGTGGTAGTCCCCGGCAGCGCTGCCGGACACGTTATGTACCATGACCATCCCCGTCGGCGAGATGTCCGACGGGCCTGCACAGGCGATCACCGAGGCCGCAGATGCAGCAAGGCCGGTCACATGCAATGCGACCGGCCCTTTGTAGGCTCTGAGCTCAGAGTATATTTCCGACCCGGCGAAGATATCGCCGCCGCCGGAGTTTATGTAGACGTCAACGGGCTCGCCTCTGGCCCTCGCCAGAGCGTCCCTGATTGGCTTCGGGCTCGTGTTCTCGATTCCGAACCAATCGTAGATCCAGGCCTCATCGCTGCTAACGATGGTGCCCTTTACATCAATTCTCACCGGATGATGCCTCCTCTCCTATTTGCTTTGTCGGCGCGGTGTCAAGACGCCGTATCGGTTCATCGCCGCCGTCGACTGGCGCGAGGTTGAACGCAGCGCGCCACTCGTTCGGCGTCAGAGCGCCGCGGTCGACGAGTGAAACGAGATTGAGCTTGGTTTGCATGCTGGCGCAGTCCCATGCGCTTGCCTCGAATACGATCTTGTTCCCGAAGGCTCGCGCCTTGCGGGAAAACAGCTTCCGGGTAAACTCCTCGCTGAGCTGGTTCTGCACCCACTCGACCTCGCTGTCGAAGTGTGCGCCCCACTCGGCCTCGCTGCGTGAGGTGTCAACGACCTTCTGATTAGTCCCGAAAAGCGAATAAATGCGCTTCGTGGTTCGGTCCATCTGCGCGGCGTTCGGCACGTAGTCGGTCGGATTGACCTGTACGGCGTCCGCCTTCGCGTCGACGGCGGCCACTCCTCGGCCGTTCTCGACGTCGAGGAACGCCTTGGCGAAGCTGTTCGCCTGCTCTTCAACGTCCTTCTTCCGCATCGAGCTGTTGAGCTTCAGCAGCCAGCGGATGACCGAGCTGTTTTTGACGGCCTTGACAATGCCCTGGTCGGTGACGGACACGATCTGCATCAGCGGTTCGAGCGCCGGAAATATCGGCGTCCCGAAGATGTCATCCTTGTGGAAGTTATCCCGCAGGTGAATCACGTCCGTGTACCTGAAGGTAAAAATTTTGCCGTTGTTGAAAAAGAACTTGAGGAACAGCTCACCGCTGCGGTCGTAAATGGCCTCGCATCCGGAGGCCGATATCGGATAGATATTGACCGGCAGCCCGTTGTCATCGCGCAGGATCAGCGCGAAAGCGTTCTGGTTGAGCTTGAGCTGAGTCATCAGCTTCTCGCGGAACACCGAGCCCGTCATCCACGGGTTCGGCTCCTCAAGCAGGAACCGGATGTAAGGCTCCGGATTTATGTCGATCTTGCGCTTGCCGTCGGCGGTGAAGCTTTCCCGGACGTGCTTCGGCGTCAGCTTGCCGACGGCTTTCACGTCCTGCCGAATGGCTGAGAGGACAATGTCGCTTTGGTAAGCTTTGCCGTTCCAGGCAAAGAAGCCGTTGCCGCGCTCAGTCACAAGGTCGACGCGGGAAATTGTCTTATTTATAAATCTGTCGAATATGCTCAAAGCATCACTCCCTATGCGATTAGGTCGCGGTATTCGTCCTGCTTGTCCAGGAACACGGTGTACGCGTCCAGCAGTGCAGCCGTGCCGTCAATGCGGCGGGTCGGCTTGCTGGTCTTATGCGGCTGAATGTTGCCGTTAACGTCCTCGTCGTAAGCCGTATTCGCCAGGCACCACTTGTCGATCGGATTGTTGTTGTAGATGATGCGCTTGCTGCCGAGGTCATTGCCGAGGCGCTTCATCGGCTCACTGAGCGTCTTCTTACCCTGCACGACCGGGATCATTGACATCTTGCCGAAGTAGTCGGCCATGTCCTCAACGAAGTAGGTCGCGCTCCAGCTGTCGTATCCGACGTAGGGGATGTAGATGTCCAGTTCCTCCTGAACGTAGACAAACCACTCCTTGACGTACTTCGCGTGAACGTGGTTGCCGGGGCTGAGCTGAACCAGCCCGCGGTCGAGCCACTTGTCATACGGGATCTTGTCCTCGTTGACTCGCTTGGTGAGAAGATCCTCGGCCAGCCAGTACATAGAGATCGAGAAGATCTTCTCACACCCGGGAACCTGGAAGATGACACGGGCGGCCGTGAGGTCGGTCGTGCTCGACAGGTCAACGCCGCCGATACCGTAGGTCGGATACGGCAGCACCTCTTCAACGCCGTCATGCACCCAGACGAAGATCCGCTCCGAGGGGTTGAGCTTGTACGTGTCGCGGCAGTCGAGCTCCTCAAAGGTGAGCCACGCCTCGGAGCTAGTCTCGCGGATGTTAAACTCCTTACAGACCAGATTCTTGACAAGCGCGGGGTTTGCCTTGGCCTTCTCGACCTTCTCTGCAAGCGTTCTGTAGCTCTTGGTGGTGCCGAGGCCGGGATTGGCCTTTTTCCAGCAGGCGGGGTCTGTCCACTCCGCACGGGCGTCGAGCTCGTAGACGAACGCGATGAGGCGGTCGTCGTGATAGCCGTCAGGATCGTCATAGCCGTTAATGACCCGCTCTATCTCCTCGTACTTCTCGTCGTACAGATCCTCACGAATCTTGCCGGCGGTCGAGGTGATGAACAGCAGCGGCTGCTCGCGGGCGGACATACCGTCGGCGATGATGTCGTACAGCTGCCGCCCGTTCTTCCACTGGTGAATCTCGTCGAGCAGCGCGCAATGAACGTTGAGGCCGTCCAGCGTGTCGCTGTCGGAGGACAGCGGTTTGAATACGCCGTCGTTGTAGTCGCTGGCGATCTCGCCGACGAGCGGCCGCACACGCTTGAGCAGCGTCGGGGACTTCTGCACCATGCGCTTTGCCTCGGACCAGATGATTTTAGCCTGGTCTCGCTTGGTAGCGACTGCATAGACCTCCGGGCCGGGCTCAGAATCGGCAAGCTGCATGTACAGGCCTATCGCCGAGGCGAGCAGGCTCTTGCCGTTCTTCTTGCCGACGATCAGGATCGCCTCGCGGTACTGGCGGTTGCCCTCGATGTCGACGAAGCCGAACACCGTCGCGAGCATCGCTTTTTCCCAAAGCTCAAGCTGAATGAGCTGACCGCCGAGCTTGCCCTTGGAGTGCCGGCAGTAGTTCTCGACGAACTCGATCACGTGGTTAGCGCGCCGCGGGTCGTAGAAATACTCCGAGCATTCTCCGTCCATGCGGCGGACTATGTGCCGGTAGGTCCGGTAGATCTTCTGCGAGACGACTTCCTGCCCGCTCTCGATTTTCGCCCAGTACTCGCGTATCGGGGCGAAAGTGAGGGGATACGACCTGCGCTTTGTCACGGGTCATCACGCCCCGTGACAAAACTGCCGAAGCCGTCGTCCTCGCTGTTGCCGGCAACGGCGGGGAGCATGGAGTCGAGCTGCCGGATGATCTTCTGGTAGTTCCCGTTCAAACTCTGATAACTCTGCCCCTGCGGACGGGCACGGGCATAAGGCTCGACGTTGGCCGACTGGGTAAACATTTCCGTCCAGCCGTTCTCCTTGATGTCGGCTTCGAGATCCTCGCACTCGATGCGCATGAAAGCGGCGCGCTCGATGAGCGGAGCGGCGAGCTTCTGGCGAACGGGGTCTATGTCCTGGTAGATGGATTCAAGCCGTTTTTTCTCGGCTTTTATCCGGTCAGCTTTGGTCTTTGGCTTTGCATTTCGTCCCATTTTCGCCCTCCTTTCGCGGCTTTTCCTCATGTGCGCGGGGTCTTTGTTGATATTTTTCTTCTGCCCGATTTTTGCGCTTTCGGTGGGGGGCCTTGCGCGACCCTGTGTATTCTCCCGATG